TAACAGCTTCACGGAAGGCCGCTTCAGTCATTTTCATGCCTTTTGCAGCCAAGGCCATTGCCCCTGGAAGCTTGTTACCGAGTTGACGCTGGAATTCCTCGAGGGATACTTTACCCTTCGAAGCGGCTTGTTCAAATGCGGCCAACATCAGGTTAGTTTCGAAACCCTTAAAGTGTAATACCGTTGACGCTTCAGACAGAGCTTCAAAAACGTGACGAGTAGCTTCGCCCGTTTTATCCATATTTTTCATGGATGCGGATAGACGACCATACTGGCGAATAACGTAATCCAGTTCGATGCCCATCTTGTTGGCGAATGAAGCTAGATATTTGAATTCCTCTTTACCCGCTTGTACAGATCCTTTAACGACCAACATGGTTGCTGAGAAGGCATTATAAGCGGTGTTGACATCGATCAATTTATCGAGGAAACTCTTTAGACCTGCACCAAGGCCTAAAGTCGTCATCAAGGTGGTGAAACCAGAATTGATGAATTTAAACAACCCAGAAAACCTAGATTGTGTTTCTTTGATGGAGCCCCAGCTTTTTGTTATACTCTGATCAATTTTCTTTATCGAATCAACCGAGTTTGAGGCTAAAGTAGCTAACGTACGGTTGAAATTGCTACTTTGCATCGACATGCTACCAGAAAAAGACTTTGTAGCTTTCTCTAAGTACGATGTAATTTTGTCAAGGCTCGCCTTGAGCCTTGATGCAGCTAGATCGCCTGACGCACCAACTTGATCGATAGCTTTCCTGGCCTTATCTGACCCTGATTCGGCCCCTGAAGGGTCAACTACGATTTTTAGAGTTGATTCGCTCATTGTGATAGTTCAAAAATTCTGAATCCATTAAAATTATAAAGTGAATGAATATGATACTATCCTCAATCTCAAACAGCCTTATGTAACTCTCTATTTCATGTAGACTAATAGGATTTAAGGCCATCCCATTAGTCCGTCTAGTACTCAAAACATCGAATCCACTAATATACTCAGTCATCCATGGATACACTGTAGGCCTAGAATCTAATGCCTTAGATTCTAGGCCTAGGGCTTCGACATCGGCTAAAAAGTCGGTTTTATCACCCCACCGCAACCTCCATTTCAAGTACTCGACAAGCCGTTTCCCAGTTCTTCTTGCTCTTCATTCTTGAAATTGTCAAGATTGAGTGAATATTCTTGGATATACTCACGCAAATCCGGGTTGTTGATCAACATTTTTTCACAGAGCTTATGACTGAATTCGACTTTTTCGCCCTTTTTGTCAACAACATCGTCCCAGGCCACGATCAGGCCCTCGGCCATGGCTTGACACAAAATTTGACGACTGTCAACAGGATCCATCGTGCCCTTTTCAATTTTCCGACGATACGGCATCTGCAGCCTGTTGAGGGTGCGCTGGAACTTCGCAGCGCCGATATTGGCCACTTTGAATTTGGAACCAGAGTAAGTGGTCCAGACACCTTCATCGGCTTTACTAGTGTCTTGATCGATATTGATAGCCATGGTTTATCCTGAAAGTTGGTTAATGGAATGGGTTACGTGGATATTACGGAGCGTGATAACGCTCGATAGTGATCATCGAAGCTTCAGTGCTGTCGTACAGCGCGCGCCAGGTAGTAGTCAGCATCAGATCTTGATCCAGACCACCGGAATTCATTTCTGCTGATTCAAATTTCACGTTCGGAAGTACAAAGTTGAAATAATCACCAGCAGATGATTGAACTTTAAATGACAAAGAAAAACCGGTGCCGTTTACAAACCGATTGTAAGAGGTCAAATCGGTAAAGTACACCTCGATATTTCCAGAGATGTCCAATTTACCAAGCGCAACACCAACGTGAGACAAACTGCCGATGGCGTCTTGAGCTCGCAGATTGTTGTTAAGAGCCATCGTCATGGATTTAATCACCATGGTCGACGTAACCCCATTCTCCTTGATTTCGATAACGTCAGTGACAGCATTGAGTAGCTCACTAGCAATGCCTTCTGAATCCACCACGGTGGCTCCAGCGATCTGAGCCTCTCCAATGTTGACGCCAAGACCCATGAACGACATCGAACCAGTCAAAATTGACCCAGTTTTGAAGTCCAGATTAAGACCACCGACTCGCATACCTGTGAAGTTCTGGAACACCGGCGCGGTCAAATCTTGGAAGTGTTTCTGAATCGTAAATGACTTCAGTTCGACCCCGTTCTTGATCTCCGACAAGCCTGCTACTGGGGCTGAGAAAGTCGAAGCAAGAGCGCCTTCGAGCAAATCGTCGAACGATTTCGCAGACAGTTCGAATTGAATGTCACCGGACGCGTCGCTGGACACTCGAACCAAGTCCGTGGTGTTACGATCTGAACGAATTTCATTTGATTGAACCGTGGAGATTTTGTTGCTGATTGATTCGCCTGTATAACGAACCTCGGTGAGCGTAGGTGTTGCTGGGGTTGTACCGAAAACAGATTCAGCCACATATCGAACGGCTACGCGATTAGAAGTGCCTAAGTTTGCCATCATGAATCCTCTCTAGAAAAAGCGGTTGATAAATTGACCTGATACCACCCGTTTCGAACACCTAATTTTTGCAATTTCGGAGTCTTAAACGTTATGCCGGATACCTTCACAGCTCTAAAGAGGGCTGACAACATGTCAGCAATCTCTATAGCTCTTCCAGACCCAATATCCGGCCGCGTGAATATCTGGAAATACAAAATGCCTAAATACCTAAAAAGCGGGTTAGACCCCAACGACGCTTGAAATGCATCTGCATTTTGTATTGATACTCGAATCCATTCATTAACTGAAACGTCCGTCATCTCATCGTTTTCGTAAGCCAGCCTGACACCCGTAAAATTGGCGTTCAAATATGCCTCAATAACGTTTTTCTCAGTTGTGTACGTCATAAACTAGCTAATGTCGTTTCCACCATTCCTATAGGTGCATTATTAGGTCCACCAAACTCTACGTACCCAGCGTATGGCTGGCCGTTACAGATATAAACTTTTTCAAAGTTCACACTCTTTATGACCGGAGTATTTGGCCTAGATAGTGGACTAGATGGCGTAAGTTTACCTAAATCCATAGTCTTCCACGACTCTGACCCTACACTCATGGTCCAGCAATTCTGTAATCGACCAGTATACACGGGTGTACGATCAACCACCCCGTTATATATCTTGTACGAAATCCGCTCAATCAGTTCGTTAATACTTTTATCGATATCCTTAGCAAACTTCTCAGGCCGCACCGTCCAACCACTTGTAGCCATTTTAGCGCTCCTGGCGCTCTGAACTAGCGCTCTGAATTAAGTTTAAAAAAGTACTCCAATATGTATGCATTAACTACTATTTTAAAGTTGCTTCAGAGCGCATTCAGAGCGCTACAAACGCAGCTGTAAAGTATAAACTGCTACCTCATCCTTAACATACGTTGGAATACTGCTCATTATCTTGTATTCGAACGTTTTTATCCTGATTTTGTCTGCTAAAGTAGGCTCTACGTCCAAATCAGCAAAAACAATCAACTTAATGTCTGTGTACAAAACCAAATTGTTATCAATTTCGTTATATTGAAATTTGTCGATCAACGCGTCGATCGGAGTTTCGGATAACAATTCTGACTTTACACCTGTCGCAACATCATAAGTAGGCGTAGACTTCAGCAACTTAGCCTCAATCATTAGAGGTCTCACAGATTCTCTCACCTTGTCTACGGCGCTAATTATTACTTCATTCAGATTACTCATACCCGCACCAATCCAACTTGTCGTATGCTAGACGATGACAGCGGGCTATAATCACCCCACTTAGAAATCATGTCCCGGACTATCAATGGAAACCCAGAGGTACTGGACGAGGTGCTGGATTTGAAGTCTACAGCTATCGAACCTATTTTTACCTTCGAGATTCCAGAATCATCTGACACATACCCAGAATTGGCGTTTAAATCATAAGCCAATTCACACGTAATAGCTTCTAAAAACTTTGGAATGGTGGTTTCGCTGATATATGAATCAACCCAATTATCTGGGTCTCTCACATATACCCTCGGCCACTGCAAACTCTGGGTGTCAGTGGCACGATAGCCTTTCCAAGCAACTAGAGAATCAAGTAAACGAGTAGCTTCCGCCAGAACCTGCTCTTTTACTTCATCATCCACTGCTCCCCAGGTAGTATTACGCAGACTACGCTGGAAATAGAGATTGGAACCACTAATGCTGACGTAACTATTGGCTGCAGCGTCGCCAGGAGTTACAACAAGCGCCATGATTGGCCTTAAGTAGATTTAGCCGCTTTGGCCGTCTGAGCCTTGGCCAATGATGGTTTCTCGACCACGTTGCCTTCGGCCACATCGACCACCGGCTCTTCGACAATCATTTTGCAGGCGTAGTAGCCACACAGAATTGGCTCGAGCAGTTTGGCCGTGTCTTCATCACAGCTCAATTCGCCATTTACAAAGTTGTAGCGATTGTTGATAACTTTCGACTCTTTTGTCGGCAGTTTGAATATCACAGTCTTCATGAGTATCTCCGTTGGATTTAAAACCTCACTCCCTTTTGAGGAGTGAGTTCGAACTAACTGTGATTAGTTAGTAATACCAACGGCGGCCGCAATGCCGAGCTGAGAGAAGTTGGCGAAGCCGCAATAGAACTTCACGCGGATGATACGCTCATCGCGATCTTCCATGGCGCCAATGTTTTCAACACGAATACCTGCGGCACCGCGAGCAGTCAAACCAGAGATACCGTGCTTGCCGGAACCGTCATCAAACGTACCAGCAAAGACCGTGGTGGTCGTGCCGACATCAGTACCTTGGGTTTGGTCAACAGGAATCCAGTCATTCACGAACAGTGGAACACCGCGATACATCGGCACGGTACGACCAGATGGCAGGGTCATGACTTCGCCGATACCTGCGCCGCCCAAAGCACGCAGAAGAGCGTAATATGAACGACGAGTGCGAGAAGGCATCATCATGTAATCAACTTGGCCGTCTTTGTCTTTCACCAAGTCAATCAGTTCGTCAAGCACATCGAACGAAAGCGCAGAACCCGCAGCTGCACCTGCACCAATCTTCTGACCAGCCGGAGCCAGTGACATCAGCCCAGGGAACGTGTTGCCAGTACCGTCGCCGGTCACCATCGATTCTTGGAACTTGCGGGCAACGGACTTGGCTTTGGAAGCAACTTGTGCACCGGCCTGACTTTGTTTGTCAGAGCGAGTAGCTTCGATGAGACCATTAATCTCCGCGTCGCCCAACAGGGTTGTGAGACTAGAAGTCACTGCAGTGAAGGTGGCAGCAGCTTTCGCTGTGATAGTACCACCAACACCTAGGAACTCAGAGTCCCCCAAGGCATTTTCACGGTTGTAACCAAGCGCGTTGCCATCGATTTCCATGAAGGGAAGAACTTCAAAGATCGGATTGACGGTAACGATGTTTTCGATGATGCCTGTGATGAGCAGGTCTTGGGACAGTTTAGCGGATTCCGCAAGGGTAACTGAGGCCATTTGTATTCTCCAGTAAGGTTAAACGAATTTACTACTCGTCGTCCCCACCGGAGAGACTTTAGGACTTAATTACCAATTAAGGTCCTCTGCACAAAACAATTATATAGCAGATCCTGGTCCATGTAAACAAGTATTTTCATGGACCATGATCAGGGGAATTAACCAATCAAGGAGTCCAGGCCAGCAGTGATTTTCTGGGTAGATGACAACTTGGACGTATCAGCCCCTGCAGGTGACCGACTACCTGCTGCACCTCCCCCAGAAGATCCAAGGAACAAGTGAGGCGCTTGTTTTTTCAGATTCGCGACCCAGTCATTTACAGACATGGGCGTCGAGCCGTCCTTACCATAAATGACTGCACCGGACTTGTCCATCGGCACTGACTGACCGTCTTTGATTTGAAACACTGTTTTTGCCCTCAGAAGCACGTCCTCCACTGCAGTTGGTTGGACCCCCGACTGCATGGCCGCGTCTCGCACCGTGCTGTCGATCAACAAGGATTCAAGTTGCCGCTTGGCCACGGTGTTTTCTTGCTGTAGTGTTTCGATTTGAGAGGTGTAAGTGGTACGCATTTCGCCCACCCGTTGCTCAACCACTTTATCGAGTTCACCTGCATCGATCAACTTCTTCTCATCAGTTTGCTTTTTGAGACCAAGCAGTTCGCTGTAAGTAGAAAGATCGACATCTTTGTACTTCTCGAGGGTTTTTGTCAACGTGATGTTGTTGTTGCGGAACTCATCGAGTTTCGTTTTAGACACCGCGCCCTCAACTTCAAGATAGAACTTGCCATCGGCATTGGGGGTATATAGCGCCGCTATGTCGGTACTAAGACCGTCGACACTGTCGACTACGTATTTCAAACTCATTTAGTTACTCCGGTTGGTTTTGGTTGGACACTGAGACTGCCAGCCTCAGACTTTTCTTTCTTCAAATCTGCGATCCGCTTCAACTCCGCAGAGTCTAATCTCTGCGGAGAAATAAGGTCGCCCCTACGCAAGTTATACACTAGCGTTTCTTCACTGATTGCTCCATCGATGAATGCACCGACAAGCTCTCTCAAATCTTGCCCTGACAGTTTCGAGTCAAGGAACTCTTTGCTCAATTCGACTGATATTTGAGTCTTATCAAGACTTTGCATTTCACAAACTGCTTGATAAACCCTGTTCAACAATGCCTCAGTCGAACGGACAATGGCAGCCAATGAGGCCGTCTCTGACATGTAACGCAGGCGGACCGTTTCTGCTGCTTCAGATCCATTACCGCTTTGTCCAAGTAGCCGAGCCGACAAGCTGGCCAACTGACTTTGTTTCTCCGCCAGGGCTTTTTCTAGACTGATAAGTCCCTGGCCAGTAAATTCCAGATAACTAGCCCTGGCGTTCACATCCGGAAGCACCCAGGCAATCATGGAGCCGATCTTGAGTTTAGTATTGGCATCAACGCCTGATACCACCGGTACAGGTAATCCTGTGTAGTGACGACCATGTTCGAGGTCCGCACTAGTCCGATAGTGTGAAATGTTGATGTCTACGATGTCTAGTGTTGGAGGTTTGTGCATTGCAAAACCCAGTCCGAATGGGTTCACAATGAAAAACGGAATGTAATTCATAGACAGTCCGGTATTCAACGGAGTGATAGAGTCCAACAAATTCTCATCTTCATCGTATAACTCTTGTATGTATGTACCTGACTTCAGACGTAGCACTCGGTACTGTGTTTCAACAGTCTGGACGTACTCGTCCAATGGATCCTGGACAGAAATATTTTCTCTTAGCACCACCATGGTGGGGTTACCATGATCATCCACTCGCCAGTTTAAAATATTCTCAGTGGTATAACCCGCCAGAGTTGGGTTTCCGCCACCTTTAGGTCGATCGATAAGTATGCCATATCGACCCATGAGTAAATTTTCTGAAAGCGCCCCAGATAATATCTCATGAAACTGCACCCCACTGTCATCAGTGAAGTAACTCTTCATTTCTGGTTGGAACTTCAAAATAGGCGCCTTGGATGTTGCCATGCCCACCAGAGCTGAGATAGTCTTACTCGTAATCGAATAAAACAAGGCTCTGGTTTTATACGCCTCATACTCCGCCGTAGACTGCTCAGACAAGCGAGGTAAGTACATCGTGCCTGCGGCTTTGATCGCGTCCTGACCCTCGAAGGCATCCCTGCAGCGGACCCAACTATTTACACGAAGGTCATATTCTGGGTGAGTAGTGCTGACTGGCATATTAAACTCCTGAAACTATCGTTGTACTTGCGGTTTTAGCCGCTTTGAGAATTCGGTACCTTATAACATCATACAAATGATCCTCACCATGGGAATCTATGTCCTCTGGATTTTTCTCATCGTTCTCTAAATTCGGCAGCGTACGTATCGTATGGAAACAAGTAGAAAACACTATAAAACCTGGTTTCTCCATGGGCCTCTGAGCTGATGCTTCCAACCTACCCCTCAGCAACTGAGCCCCCTGGATCCTGCTCCCAGGGGCCTTATTGGCTCGCACAAACTTTATCCCCATATTCGCCATCTCTGTAGCCACAGACACATGTCCCGGCTCGCTAGAGAATATCGAGTTGTCCGCAGGCCCTGGAACTACTCGCCCCCACAGTCCCTCATCTATCTCACTCTGTTTAATTCGTCTAGCTTGCTCTGTTGCTGTGAGACGTAGTCCTTCATGGCGTTTATTCGCGAAGTATACCTCGCCAATCTGAAATATCGTCCCTTTTGGGACCCACGCCAAATTTCCATCTCCATCAATAAAGTCTTCACCGTCACTCTCAGCAAACCAACAAGCCGCTGCTGGATTTGAGGATCCATAGTCATAGCCCCTGTCAATAACCCACGTGTGAGGTATGTCAAATGGCTTGACCACATGATACTTCCCTCGCCACACATCCGCAAACCCACCAGAGCTGAGAGATTCCCAATCTCCGTCCAACATAGCCTTGACTGTAGCTGTATCGCCCATCCCCTTAAGTCGTAACCCGTACTCAGGGTCGTTCAACACAAGCACTCTATTTTCGTTGAGCAGCGCCGGGATATATTCCCGCTTCATAGATCCTTCATCCTCTGGGGCCTGGAACACCTTACCAGCTCCGAAGTCCACAAAATTCGACTTGAAGTAGTGATGCCCCACACCTCCTGGGTTGGCTGTATACAATATCCGTGGGAATAATCCCCTCCACTGCTCTGGTACCTTCATGGACCCAAGCCGTACCCGACTCCGAATAAACCTCACCATGACAGGCGAGAAGTGCGTCGCCTCGTCTATAATGAGAAACCCTATCTGGGCCCCCTGATGGGCATAAATATCGTTCTCATACTGACTGTGCGCTAACTGAATCCGACTCCCATTATTAAACGTGAAGGTGTAATCACTCTTCGAAAAAATACAATCACCGTTCTCTATCATGTCCTTAAGCATTTCCAGGTACCCACCTGGCGTATACACATGATTCGCCAACACTTCCTTGAAGGTCCGCCTGAACAAGTAAGTGATAAGGCCTGGTATTTCCAGACTGTAGACAATACTCGCCACCCGTGCCAGATAGCTCTTACCCCCACCAGCCGCGCCACCATACAGCAACTCCCCCGCGGGCGATAACAAAGCTCTCTGTTGTTTTGGGTAAAGCTTAAACTCAGTTACCATTCCATGAGGGACATTTGGTTAGTTTCAGATTTGATGACGACATCCTCAACCTCTTCCTGAAACAAGGAGACTCTTACTGAGCGGTCTTCAGTGACGTCGGTACGAACTTCAACTGATTTGAGCTCCGCTTCGACGTACTTGGCGATGGTCTTGTGGCATTCGAATTGCAACCGTAGATCCGCATCTTTGTGATGGGCGATACGCGCGATGCTCAATAACGGATGATAATTCGGGAATTCCGAATGCATCATACTGATGAGTGCGGAGCTACGGGAATTTTGTGTGGGCAACATTATTGCATTATACCAGGGATTTTAATCAAAAGTTTAAATTATTATCATGGACCATGATCAGGGACTTGGTGCTTGGCGCTTCCAACCAAGCACCAAGCACTAGAGCTTCCAACTAAGCACGATGCCCGTTGTCGTGTTACTGCCCCGTTTGAAAAATTACCCCCGAAAGTGGGTCGGGGCCCCTTGGGGCGATGGCCCCCATACTCGCGTACCATGCAAGGCTCGATGCTGGTCGTACCATGCACGATTCCATTGCGCGAATCCATTGGAGAACTCCATTGCGCGAGTCCATTGGAGAACTCCATTGCGCGAGTCCATTGGAGAACTCTGATGAGCGAATCCATTGGAGAACTCCGATGAGCGAGTCCATTGGAGAACTCCGATGAGCGAGTCCATTGGTACATTGCACGATGCACATAGCACTGAGCACTCTCTGCTACGCACGATGCACATCGCTCGATGACTACGAACAAGTTACGAACACGATCTAA